CTTATGCTTATAGAATAACTTTCTTTGGAGATACAGTAGATTTAAAAGATTTGTTAGGAGATGACCAACTAGATGCTTTAGATTGGTTAAATAATTTTTCTACTAACTACGATATGAATACAGTAAAAACAGGTCTTACTACTGGACTTAATAAAACTGTAGATAGTGTTACTTATAATGATGCTTTGATAGTTCCAATGATTACACATACTACTAGATTATTTTATAATTCAGGAGCTACAGGAAGTGCAGATACAGAATATCCTGCAGCATCAGGCGGTAATTTATATTATCAAACAGGCTCACATCATCATCACGGAGTTTATTGGGAAGAATTAAAATATGCAATACGAGTACACATTATTATAAAGGCCATTGAAGATAAATACGGAATAACATTTAGTACAGATTTTTTTAACACAAGTAATGCAGATTATTATAATCTATATATGTGGATGCACAGAAAAAAAGGATTTATAGATGACCCTAATGCGCCTGATACATATACTGAATTAGTACAATTTGGTTTAGATAGTACAATGACTAATGTTATTGCAGTTGGAGATACAGTAACAGTTTCAGGTCAAGGTGGAGCAAATAAAATAACCTCTACTTTAACAGTAAGGCCTAATTCAAGTGAAAATACAGCATACACAGTTACAGTTTTAAAAGATGGTGCAGTTTATGATACATTTAATGCTACTGCTCCTAGTGATGCTAGTAAAAGTATTGATTTAGTAAATGGAGATTATACAGTTAGATTAAGCGTAACAGAAGCGTTTACATTTGGGGAATCAGGTGTAGAAAATGCAGTTAGTTGGGAAATGTCAGATTTGCAAGTACCAGAATCGCATACATTTAATGTAACAGAATTTACAATAGCAGCAACTAAAGAATTTAGCGGTACAGCACAGATGCCTAAAATAAAAGTTATAGACTTTTTAACAGGCCTATTCAAAGTATTTAATTTAACTGCTTTTAAACAAGATGATGGTACAATAAAAGTAGAAACATTAGATGATTTTTATGCTGCAGGTACGACATATACTATAGACGATTTTGTAGATATGACACAAAAACAAGTAGATGTAGCTTTACCATATAGAGAAATAGAATTTAAGTATAAAGGACTAGGCACTAAATTAGCTTTACAACACGAACAATTATCTGGTACAGGATGGGGTACATCTAGCTATAGAGGCGGAGATGATGAAGTAGCAGAAATAGCAGGAAGTATTTATAAAGTAGAAGCACCTTTTGAGCATATGAAATATGAAAGATTAGTTGATAGTTCTACAAGCAATAATACTGATGTACAAGTTGGATGGTTTGTTGATGATAATGATGACGCTTATTTAGGCGACCCATTATTATTTTATCCTATACAAATAACAAATGGTACAACTATTAGCTTTTTAGAAGAAGAAACATCTGGCGCAGGTTCACATACAAGCATAGACGATTATTTTATACCTAGCAATAGTGTTTCAACAAGCGCAAGTACGGATAATGACAATATACATTTTAATCAAGAGTTAAACGAATATACACCTAGTGATAGTTTTACAGGCACGTTATTCGCTAATTATTATACAAGCTATATAACAGATGTATTTAAGACAAAGCGTAGATTAATAAAAGTAAAAGCACATTTACCTTTAAAAATATTAAGAACCTATACACTTGCAGACAAGTTTGTATTAGGAAATAGAGAATATAGAATTAATAGTGTAACAACAAATTTAAAGACAGGAGAATCTGACTTAGAATTATTAAACATAGTATAATGCTACAGAATATATTAGAATTATTACAAATAGCAAATGGCGAAACTGAAAGAATCAGAATAGCACAAGGTAAATATAGTTTACCTACAACATTTAAGGGAACTTATAAACAAATAAAAACTGAAATCAAATGGCAAAGAAAATAGTAGTAGATTTAGAAGCTAAAACTAATAAGGCAGTACAAGAAATAGCTGACCTGAAAAAAGAAATACAAAAGCTAAATAAAGAAGTTGCAGAAGGTAATAAAAATACTAAACAAGGTTTGCAAGATGTAGAAAAAGCATCTGATAAAACAGCAGGAGGTGTTAAGAAAATAGGCGGTGCTTTAAAGGCATTAGGTATTGGAATTATAATTGCTGCATTTGCTAAATTCACAGAAGTTTTAAATCAAAATCAAAAAGTAGCAGATTTTTTTAATACCACATTTGAAGCATTATCATTAGCTTTTAATGATTTTTTTGATTTTATATTTAACAATGTTGGGGGTGTTGTAGATGCTTTTAAATCTATATTTGAAAATCCAGTAGAATCAATTAAAAGTTTTGGTAAAGCAATTATAAATAATATTGTAGAACGCTTTAAATCCGCTATAGATGCTATAGGATTTTTAGGTTCTGCAATAAAAAAAGTATTTGAAGGAGATTTTGCAGGAGCAGCAGAAAGTGCAAAAAATGCAGGTAAAGAATTATTTGATGTAGTTACAGGTGTTGATGATAGTTTTGATAAAACAGTAGAAACAGTAGGTAAAGTTGTTGAAGCTACAAAAACTTATGTAACAGAAACAGTAAAAGCAGCTAATGCAAATGTAGAATTAGGTAAACAAGCTGAAATAGCAAGAGTAAGACAGCAAGGTATTATTGAAAGTTTTGATTTACAAGCAGAAAAATTAAGACAGGTACGAGATGAAGAAAGAAATACTATAGAAGAAAGAATAGCAGCAAATAATCGTTTAAAAGAAACATTAGACGAACAAGAAATTGCTATGCTTAAACAAGTAGATTTACAAATTGCAGCAGCTCAAGCAGAATTTGATAAAAATGAAAATCAAGAAAACACTATAGCTCTTTTAGAAGCACAACAAGAAAAAGAAGCTGTACTTGCACAGATAGCAGGTTTTAGAAGTGAACAATTAGCTAATGATTTAGCATTAAATAGAGAAAAACTAGAATTAGAAACTTCTATAAAAGATGCAGAAGCAGAAAGACAACAAGCACAAAGAGAATTTAATTTAGAACAAATAGAAAGTGAGCAAATGCGTCTTATAGCACAGAAAGAAGCGTTAGAAGCAGAAAAGTTAGCAGAAATAGAAAGATTAGAAAGTAAAAGAGATTTATATAATCAAGGTACACAAGCCTATGCTGATGCTCAAAACGAATTATTAGCATATCAACAAGAAGCAGGAAATAGAGAAATAGAAATAGACAGAAAATTAGCAAAAGCAAAAGAACAAAATATTACAAATGCTTTAGGCTCGATAGCAAATATAGTAGGCCAAAATAGTAAGTTTGGAAAAGGTATAGCAATAGTACAAGCAATTAGAGATACATTTGCAGGTGCTAATAAAGCTCTTGCAAGTGCGCCACCTCCATTTAACTTTATACAAGCAGCCGCAGTTGTTGCGTCAGGTATAGCAAATGTTAAAACTATAACATCTACACCAGACCCTAGTCCACCTTCATTTGCTAAAGGAGGAGGAGGAGCAGGTACAGCAATACCTACACCGTCAGCACCTCCTGCATTTAATGTTGTAGGAGCATCAGGTGTAAATCAATTAGCTACAGCTATTGGTCAGCAACAACAACAACCTATGAAAGCATTTGTAGTAAGTGGAGATGTATCTACTGCACAAGAATTAGATAGAAATATAATTAAAGGCGCAGCAATAGGATAAATACAAAATATAACATAAAAAACGATATATAATTATGAGAATAGTCGAATTAATTTTAGACGAGGAGCAAGAAATATCAGGAATAGAAGCGATTAGTATAGTTGAAAATCCTGCAATAGAAGAAGATTTTGTAGCTCTTAAAAATCAACAAGAAATAAAACTAGCAGAAGTTAATAAAGAGAAACGTATTCTTATGGGAGCTTTATTAATACCTAACAAACCGATATATCGAAGAAACGGAGAAGATGAATATTATATATACTTCTCTAAAGACACGGTCTTAAAAGCCTCCCAACTTTATTTACAAAAAGGCAACCAAAATAATTCAACATTAGAGCATCAACACTCTTTACAAGGATTGTCTTTAGTAGAGTCTTGGTTAATAGAAGATGAAGTACACGATAAGTCAAGAAAGTATGGTATGGACTTACCAGTAGGTACTTGGATGGGTTCTGTAAAAGTAAACAATGATGATATATGGAATGAGTATGTAAAAACAGGTAAAGTAAAAGGATTTAGTATAGAAGGTTACTTTGCAGACAAAATGGAAAGACCTAAAGAACAGATTAATGATTTTTCTGACATTGAAGCAGAGGCAGAAGAATTATTATCAGAAGTAAAAGGTATTATCAGAAATGACAAGAGATATAAAAATGGAAAGAAAATGATAATGGAATCTTATAGTGATTATCCTAGCGGAGTTAAGAACAATGCAAAGAGAGGTATTGATTTAAACAAAAAAGTTAATAATAGATGTGCAACTGATGTAGGTAAAATTAGAGCGCAACAATTAGCACAAGGAAAACCTATAAGCAAAGAAACAATTAAAAGAATGTACTCTTATTTATCAAGAGCTGAAGAATATTATAATGAAGGCGATAACCAAGCGTGTGGAACTATCTCATATTTATTATGGGGTGGCAAAGCAGGTTTACGTTGGAGTAAATCTAAACTAAAAGAACTAGGAGAAATAGAATTAGCCTCTATAAAAGTAAATGATGACTTTGCAATTATAGATGATAGATTAGCTTATTCTACTAGAGAAAGAGCAGAAGAAATATCTGCAGATTTAGGATGCGAGGGTGTACACGAACACGAGTTTGAAGGCCAAACTTGGTATATGCCTTGTGAATATCACGAATTGAAAGCACCTTGTCAAGCAGGGTACGAACAATACGGAATGAAAAGAAAAAACGGAAGATTAGTCCCTAACTGCATACCTATTAAATAATGAATTGGAAAACAAATACATCAAGAGAAAATTATATACCTAGCTATACAAGTCCTAAAGGAGGTAGACGAGCTTGTTTATGTTGGGATACAAATACATATAGTATTGAATGCTGTGATGGTTCATTAAGAGCGCAGGGCATAGGGTCAATATATAGAACATCTTAAAATTAAATAAAAATGGATACAAGAACATTAAAAAAAATCTATCAAAAATTATCTGAAGAAGATAAAACAGAATTAAGTACAGAAAAAGTAATGCTCTCTCTTATTGACGATTTGAGAAAAATTAACAACGATGCTAGTCAAGTATATAAACAAGCTATTAAAATAGCTGAAGATTATGAATTAGCACTAAAAGAAGCAAGACAAGCTAAACAAGATGCAGAGAGTGCTTTTAGAAGATTAAGACCTATGAAATCAAAAGTTTTCCAAGAAATTAAACAAATGAGTCAAGTTTCAGGTATTGGTAATTTAGTAGGAGAATTAAGAAAGAATCCAGTATATCAGGAAGCAATTTCTAATGAAGCAGGTTTGGATTTGATTATGAGAAAATTAAGAGATATATAAAATGCAAAATAAATAACCTTAAACGATATATATATATGAAAGCTACAGAAATGTTAAACAAAGTAAAAGATTTGTTAGGTGTTGAGCTTCAAGAAGAAGTTAAACTAGAGCAAATGAAATTAGAAAACGGAACTGTTATAGAAGCAGAAGCGTTTGAAAAAGATAATGAAGTTTTTATAGTTACAGAAGATGAAAAAGTACCAGTTCCAAACGGAGAATACGAAATGGAAGATGGTAAAATTCTTGTCGTTGCAGAAGGTGTAATTTCTGAGATTAAAGAAATGGAAGAAGAAGCTGAAGAAGAAGAAGCTAAATCTGAAAAAGAAGAAGAAATGGAAGAAGAATTAAGCGAAGAAGTTTACGCATCTAAAGACGAATTATCTGAACTAAAAGCAATCATTGAAGATTTAAAAGCTAAACTTGAATTAAAAGACCAAGAGACAGCAGAAGAAATCGGACTTGCTATGACTACAATGTTATCAGAGCAAGAAAAAATAGATGAAGCAGTAAAAGAAGAATTATCTAAACCTGCTGCAGAACCTATTAAGCATAACCCAGAAGGGGAAGTAAAAAAAGACGGTTACTTGTATGCACAAAATAGAAGAAAAACTACAAAAGACCGTGTATTAGAAAGAATAGTAAATTTTTAAAATAAATAAATAAATAATTATGGCGACTACAGTAAGTATAACAAGTACATATGCAGGTGAGTTTTCAGGGAAGTATATTTCTGCTGCCCTTTTAAGTTCTCCTACATTAGACAATGGTAACATCGAAATTAAACCAAATGTAAAGTTTAAGGATGTAATCAAAAAGGTAGCAACTGATGCAAACGTAATCAAAGATGCTACTTGTGATTTTACAGATACAGCTACAGTAACATTGACTGAAAGAATTCTACAACCAGAAGAATTTCAAGTAAACCTTGAGCTTTGTAAAAAAGATTTCGTATCTGATTGGGAAGCAATTTCAATGGGATATAGCTCTTTAAATCAAAACTTACCTCCAAAGTTTTCTGATTTTATTATCGGACACGTTGCAGGTTTAGTAGCAGAAAAAAATGAGAATAATATCTGGGGAGGTGTAAACGGAAACGCAGGAGAATTTGACGGATTTACAGTTTTAATGGCTGCTGATTCTGACGTAAATGATGCAGCTAACGATTCTGCTACTGCATTTACTTCATCTAACATCGTTTCTTTATTAGAAAACGTAGTAGATGCTTTACCTTCAGCAGTTTACGGAAAAGAAGATGTAAAAATCTATGTTCCTACAATAGCATTTCAATCTTATATTAGACATTTAGGCGGATACGCTGCTAATGGAGTTGGTGCGCAAGGTATTGACAATAGAGGTTCATTATGGTATGATAGAGGAAGCGCATTATCGTTTGACGGTATTGAGGTTGTTTTAGCACCAGGTATGCCTTCTGACCACATCGTTGCTGGACAAAAATCTAACTTATACTTTGGTACAGGTTTATTATCTGACCATAACGAAGTTAAATTGTTAGATATGGCTGACCTTGACGGAAGTCAAAATGTAAGAGTAGTAATGAGATTTACAGCAGGTGTTCAGTATGGCATCGGTTCTGATTTAGCTTTATTAACTCTAGCATAATAAATAAATAAGTATAACTAAAGAAAGGGTAGGTGGGATTTTGACTACCTACCTTTTTTTTTTAAAAAAGAATAAAATATGGCTTGTAATGTATCAAACGGAAGAAGTTTACCTTGTAAAAGTGGGGTAGGTGGCATAAAGAGTATTTTCTTTGGCCCTTATTCAACTACTACTGCTGCCTTAACAGACAGTTCAGGAACGATTACTTTAGACGATTCAGTATCGTTTTTTGAGTATCACGTTAAAGGTAATTCTTCATTAGAAACTTCTATTAACTCATCTAGAGAAAATGGAACAACATTTTATGAGAGCGCACTAAATATAACATTTACATTTTTAGATGTAGCCACTCAGGAACAAATTAAATTATTATCACACGGTAGACCACAAATAGTAGTTCAAGATTATAACGGAAATTACTTTTTAGTAGGTAAAAATAACGGATGTGAAGTAACAGGAGGCACAATAGTATCTGGTGCTGCGATGGGCGATTTGTCAGGATTTACATTAGTATTTACTGCACAAGAAGTAGACCCACCATATTTCTGTGCTGCTGCACCGACTGATGATTCTTCATCAGCAATTAATCCGACACCGTAATTTAGTTGTTAGATTTTAAATGCAAAGAGGGGGTTTTTACCCCCTTTTTTTGTGTTTGAAAGTAAAATGCCAATATTGAATCTAAGGCTATTTTTAAGCCATTTAACGAACTTAAGTCTTTCTGGCATATACTAACATTAAAAATTCGAGAAAGTGCATTAGCGTAAATTCCCCTCAAGAGATTTATTAACATTTTTTAATTAAAATAAAAAGTGTATATTTACAATATGAATATAAAACAAGACACTAAAGTATGTTCCATCTGCGGAGAAAATTACGTTGGATGGGGCGCAAATCCACACCCTGTTATTGATACTCAAAAGTATGAAGAAGCTAGGTGTTGTGGGGACTGCGATAGCGCAGTAGTAATACCTACACGAATTGAATTGCATTTGTCAAAAACGAAACGAGATAATTTTGTTCCGTTAATACCATTTGTAATGTAGGTGTGTTACATTTTTTAATTTTGTGAGCTTCGGCTCGATTCATTAAAGGGGGGGTAGAAATACCCCTCTTTTTTTGTTACATCAATACAAAATAGTCTTTTTATTTCGATATATAAGTATGAAGATATTAACGACAAGTGCTTCAGAACAAAATATTAATGTTATACCTAGATTATTTTTATCTACTTATACTTTAAAAGTACACGATGAAGCTGCGAATACACAAGTATTCAATGGTTCTGTAAACGCAACAGATGTTACTAACTATAGAAGAATTGCAGTTACTTTTAGTCCTGTCTTAAAAGAAGGTAGATTTTATACAATGACTTTATTGTCAGGTTCAACTATAGTATATAAAGACAAAATATTTTGTACAGACCAGACAATTAATCAGGCTAATAATGATTATTATGATATTAATAGTGGCCAATACGATTATGATGATACATCTGGCTCACACGATAACGATTATATAATACTATGAATGATTTAAGAATAGTTAATTTAAGTACCTATACAAGTCCTAAAATAAAAGAAGTAAAAAACAAGGACTGGGTATCTTATGGAGAAGATAACAATTACTTTCAGTATCTAATAGACAGATACAATGGCTCTCCAACAAACAATGCAGTTATAAACGGTATATCTGCTATGATATTTGGTAAAGGTTTAGATGCTACAGATTCTAACAAAAAACCAGAACAATACGCACAAATGATTTCTTTATTTAATAATGACTGTGTTAGAAAACTAGCATATGATTTAAAACTAATGGGCCAATGTGCGATACAAGTAATATATTCTAAAGACAGAAAAAAAATAGCTCAATTAGAACATATGCCTGTTGAGACATTAAGAGCAGAGAAAGCTAATAGCGAGGGAGAAATAGATGCTTATTATTATTATAAAGATTGGACTGCTATAAAAATTAACGACAAACCACTAAGAATACCTGCATTTGGTACGAGTAATGAATCTATTGAAATATTGTATGTAAAACCTTATAGAGCAGGATTTTATTATTATTCTCCTGTAGATTATCAAGGAGGCTTACAGTATGCAGAATTAGAAGAAGAAATAAGTAATTTTCATTTAAACAATATATTAAATGGAATGTCGCCTAGTATGTTAATTAATTTTAACAATGGTACACCTAATGCAGAGGAGCGAGAGCTGATAGAGCAAAGAATATACCAAAAGTTTAGTGGGTCAAGTAATGCAGGTAAGTTCATATTAGCTTTTAATGATAATGCAGAGACGGCTGCATCTATAGAACCTGTTCAATTATCTGATGCTCATCAACAATATCAATTTCTAAGTGAAGAAAGTACAAAAAAGATAATGGTAGCTCATCGAGTTGTTTCTCCTATGCTTTTAGGGATTAAAGACCAATCAGGATTAGGTAACAATGCAGACGAATTAAAGACAGCTACTTTATTAATGGATAACACGGTTATAAGACCGTTTCAGACGCTTTTAATTGATGCTTTTGACAAAATATTAGCTTTTAATAATATCTCGCTTAATTTATACTTTAAAACGCTTCAGCCGCTTGAATTTACAGACCTTGACAATGTACAAGATGAAGAAACAAGAGAAGAAGAAACAGGAGTTAAATTAGCTAAAGAAGATTTGACTGATGAGGAGTTTGATATAATATTAGATGAATTAAGAGGAGAAACTATTTCTAATAGATGGGAAGCAGTAGATGAAAGAGAATATAAAGAAGATGCAGAAAGTGAAGAAGAATGGGCTGCTAGATTAATTGAATCTAAACAAGAGAATTTAGAAAAGAAAAGTATAGATTCTAAAAAGTCAGGATTTAGTTATTTAGACAAATCATTATATAAAGTAAGATATAAGTATAATGAAAAGTATTCTTCTGGTAAGTCAAGACAGTTTTGTAGAATTATGATGTCGAGAAGCGGTAGAGGTATAGTATATAGAATAGAAGATATTGACAAAGCATCAAGAGCAGGAGTTAATAAATCATTTGGGCATAAAGGTAAATCTTATGATTTATTTAAATATAAAGGCGGTGTAAATTGCGGCCATTTTTGGAGTGCAGTATTGTATAGGTTAAAATCTAAAACAATGAAGAAAGTAATACAAAATTATGATGAAGTAAATAGTATTCCTAAATCATATCAACCTACACCTGCAGGACATCAAAAAGCTAAAGTTGCACCTAAAGATATGCCTAATAACGGACATCACCCTAATTACAGATAAAAGATATGGCAACAGCATTATTTATAAAACCAGTAACACTTAAAAGAAACTCTATAATAGATGGTTCAGTTGATGTAGATAAATTTATACAATTTTTAAAGATAGCGCAACAGATACATATTAGAAACTATCTAGGAACAGATTTATATAACAAAATAAGCTCTGATATTATAGCAGATAGTTTATCAGGAAATTATTTAACACTTGTAAACGATTATATACAGCCTATGCTTATACATTTTGCTATGGTAGATTATTTGCCATTTGCTGCATATCAAATCAAACAGGGCGGAATTTTTAAACATACATCGGAAACTGCAGAAACAGTATCAAAAAGTGAAGTAGATTATTTAGTTGCAAAAGAAAGAGAATTTGCTGAATATTATACAAGAAGATTTATTGATTATATGGCTTTTAATCAGTCTAATTTTCCTGAATATACTAGCAATACAAATGACGATATATCGCCTGACAGAGATTCATTATTTAATGGATGGGTATTATGAAGCGATACAAACCTAAGCAACTAAATATAAAAAGATTATTAACGTATTTAAAAAAGACTAATGGCAACATTAACAAGCACGAAAATAAAAAACACATACGATGCACTTCTAAAAGCTAGTGATAACGATGCTATAGGGAGTTCAGCGAAACAAATAACCGATGGTTTAGGAAACGGAACTCCTTTATATATATCTACAACTCAAATAGGTATAGGAGTAACGCCTGAAGCAACATATGACCTTCACGTTTATTCAAATGCAAAAGTAGGAGGTAACTTAACTATAACAGGAGATTTAACAGTAAACGGAACAACAACAACTGTAGGAACAGATACACTATCTGTAAAAGACCCATTAATAGTATTAGCAAATAATAACACAAGTGCAGATTCAGTAGATATAGGATTTTATGGAAAGTATGCACCTAGTGGAACAACATTATATGCAGGTTTATTTAGAGATACAGGAGACAACAAATTTAAAATATTTAGAGATTTAGAAGATGAACCAACAACTACTGTAAATACAAGTGGAACAGGATATACAGTTGCTACTTTAGTTGGTAATGTAGAAGGAACATTAACAGGTGTAATTGCATCTACAACTACTGCAACTACTCAAAGTGCAAACGATAATAGTACAAAGGTTGCAACTACTGCCTATGTAGATACTTCAGCAGGTAATTATTTACCATTAGCAGGAGGTACTATGTCAGGTAGTATTGCTATGGGTGGCAATAATATTTCTGGTGGAGGTACTGCTACATTTACTTCTTTTGTTGGAGATTTAACTGGTAATGCTGATACAGCTACAGCTTTAGAAACAGCAAGAACAATACAAGTAAGTGGAGATGTTGCAGGAAGTGCTAGTTTTGATGGTACAGCAGATATAA